ATGAGGAGTTCCTCGCCGCAGGTCAGTGGCTCTGGGAACGCCTAGACTCTTGCTCTGGTATTAGCTTCTTGCCCCGCACGGATCACGTATACGCACAGGCTCCTTATGAAGCAATCAAAGAAGAGCAGTATAAGAAACTCAAACTAGAGATGCCCGATGAAATTGATTGGGACAGGTTAGGTGAGTATGAAAAAGAAGACACGACCACAGGCACTCAAGAGCTGGCTTGCTCGGCGGGTTCCTGTGAAATTTAAGGACTTGATAACGGTATTGGAGGTGGTCACCTGCCTCCATATCATCGTCAACGTCTGGATACATTTTCCAAAGGTTCCCCTATAGAGAGTACCCATGAAACTAAACAATAGAATTATCATAACTCCACAACTAATAGAACACTTAGAAAGGTTGTTTCCTAACGAGCTACCATCGCCGAAAGGCTTAACAACCAACGAATTAGCCTTGGAGGTAAACTTCCTACAAGGTCAACAAACTGTTATCGCCAAGCTAAAGCAAATGCTGGAGGATGACCAACCAGATGAGATTTAATTATGTGTATATCTGCACCAAAACCACCACCACCAAAACCAACGATTGCACCCCCACCACCACCTGAAGCCGCACCTTCTGAACTGGCTAATGCTGTAGACTCAAACGCAACAGCCCTTAAGAAGAAGAAGAAAGGTGCTAAAGGTATGCTGGGACGAGGCAGCTCCGGCGCACAAGTTAAAGGTGCTTCTGGTACTGGCCTAACAATAGGTACTAAATAATGTGTACAGCAGCTTCCACAGTGGCTCAAAATAGCGATCAAATGCAGAAAGCGAAGAACGTCTTCGGTGTCTTAGGTGGTAAAATTAAAGACAGAAAAGACGGTTCCAAACCTGCTCCCGCAGTAGAGAAGCCCGATAACTTAAAGATTAAATATTAAAGGAAACATACCATGCACGATCAATCTATAGCCAAGTCATATGAGAACATGGCAGCAGATCGTGATGCCTTCCTAAACCGAGCACGGTCTTGCGCTGAGTTGACCATTCCTACCCTGATGCCCCCCGAAGGCCACACGGGGTCAACTCAATTCAATACCCCCTACCAATCAGTAGGTGCGAGAGGTGTCAACAATCTCGCGTCCAAACTGCTGGTTACACTCCTTCCTCCTAACACTCCCTTCTTCCGCCTTACAATCGATGACTTCGATCTGGTGGAACTAGGGGGTGATGCTCGAGGTAAAGCAGAGGAGGCTCTAGCTCGTATAGAAAGAAGTGCAACACAGATAGTTGAATCAAAAGCGATTAGGGTTCCGACGTTCGAAGCACTAAAGCAGCTTATTTGTAGTGGTAACGCTCTTATATATATGCCACCAAAAGAAGGCATGAAAGTCTTTAGGCTTGACCGGTACGTCGTGCAGCGTGACACGATGGGCAATATGCTCAAGATAATTGTTAAAGAAACAATTGCCTACGACGCGCTCCCCGAAGACATTCAGGCAGCTCTCCTTGAGAACCCTGAGTATCAATCAGACACTAATAAGAAAGAATGTGACCTGTACACTTGCGTTAAGCGTGTAGGTAAAAAGTTTGAAGTACACCAAGAAGTCAAAGGTATTCTTATCCCGGGAACAGAAGGTTCCTACAAAGAAGACCAACTGCCTTGGCTGGCACTCCGCTTCATAGCGGTAGACGGCGAAGATTACGGCAGGGGCTTTGTTGAAGAATATGCAGGTGACCTGAAGTCACTTGAAGCTTTGACAAGAGCTATTGTCGAGGGCAGTGCTGCTAGTGCAAAACTTCTCTTTATGGTACGGCCTAACGGTACTACCAAGATCCGCAACATCGCAGACTCGCCAAACGGTGGCATCATCTCTGGTGACGCTAACGACGTGACGACGCTGCAAGCTAATAAGTTTAACGACTTTAGAGTTGCACAGGAAACAATGAACACCATCACAGAACGTATGTCTTATGCTTTCCTACTCAACAGCTCCGTCCAACGGAACGCTGAAAGAGTCACAGCAGAAGAAGTACGCTTCATGGCACAAGAGTTAGAAACTGCTCTTGGCGGAATATACTCCGTCCTATCTCAAGAGTTCCAGCTTCCACTCGTCAACCTCCTTCTCGGTAAGATGCAGAAGGAAGGTAAAATGCCAAAATTCCCCAAAGATACTTTAAAACCACAGATCGTGACAGGCTTGGAAGCACTAGGCCGTGGTCAAGATCTCAACAAGCTTTCTTCTTTCCTCCAGATGCTTCAGCCTTTGGGTGCAGAAGTTATTGCTAATGAGCTTAACATCGGTGACTACCTCGACCGCTTAGGCGCGTCGCTGGGTATTGACACTCAAGGTCTTGTTAAGTCTGACGAACAGAAGCAACAAGAGATGCAGGCGCAGCAAGAAGCTATGCAGCAACAACAGATGATGCAGATGGCTCAAGCCGCAGCCCCTAACGCTGTTAGGTCTATGGGCAACATGGCGGAAGAGGGCGCAGCGCAGTTAGCCGAGGAGGGTTAAGATGGATTTTGAAGACATCGGAGGCTTTGCTACTGAAACAGTAGATGCAATAAAGGCGTATGTCTCTAGCATTACGAGCACGGACGCTCGGCCTGAAGGCGGTAACAAGTCCCGGGTTAATCCAGCAGACAGAGCACCTGACGTAACTTTAGACTTCTATAAAAACATAGGTGTATATGGAGAGAGCGACCACGGAAGCAAGCCGATACCAACTCACGATAAGCGTGAGGCGCATTTACCAGAAGAGCAACGCTCTAAAGACATCGGGTTTGGCCACAAGCTTACTGAACAAGAAGTAAAGTCAGGTAAAATTTATGGCATATCGTTTGCTAATGGGTTGAGCGACAAGGACAAAGTTACAATCTTAAATAAGGATATGAAAAAGCACGCACAGTTTGCAAGAGATGCTGGTTGGGATACTAAACTTAAGGAAAGGGGCAGTAGCTGGGATCAGCTCGACCACGGCTTTAAGCTAGCCTTAACATCTTTAGCATATAATGTTGGAGGCGATAAAGCCGGGGAAGATTGGACTAGCGTACTGGACGCAGCGATTAATAAAGATACGAAAGCTTTTGCAAAACAGTTGCGGAGAAAGGATAACAAAAAGAACACTGCCGGTATGGATAACCGAGTCCTTAAGGAATTGTTTTACGCTGGTCTTATTAAGAACGCATCAGAGGTGAAAGATCAATTACCGCTGGGCGACGGGACTGTGGCAGGCATTCCACTATAACTAAAGGGCGTACAATGAAATACAAGAGAGTATTAATCAACGGTGTTATTCGGTCAGTGCCGGACGTGCCTGTGGTAGAGGCAACACCTAAACCTACTAAAGCTGCACCTAAGAAGAAAGCAGCGAAAAAGAAATAAAACCTAAAGAGATTATTTATGGACGACATTAATACATATCAAGAGCAAGGCGAATCACAAGAGCACGTAGATGCTATGATCGCTAAAGGCGAAGAATTGGAAAAAAGAAACAACCCGGATCAAGAAGAACGACCTGATTGGTTACCGGAGAAATTTAAAGACCCAGCGCAAATGGCGGAGGCGTATGCACAGCTTGAGAAGAAGATGGGTCAGCAACAACCTGCGGAACCAGAGGCTCAAGAAGAGCCAACAGCAGAGCCAGAGGCGGCAGATACAAGCGATCAGCCTCAAGCCAGCGAAGTCCGTGAAGCAGTAGAAGCGCAGGGCGTTGACTTTGATACACTACAAAACGAATACAACCAACAAGGGGAACTTAGTGAGCAGTCGTTACAGAAACTAGCTGACGCCGGGTTCCCAAACGATTTGGTAAAGAGTTGGATCCAAGGACAAGAGTCTTTGAACGCTAATTACCAAAACGCTGTCTTCCAAACGGTGGGCGGCGAGGAGTCTTACAAGGCTATGATTGATTGGGCAGCCGACAACCTCTCTGACGGAGAGATCGCAGCCTACGATCGTGCAGTAGACTCTGGAGACATTGAGATGGTAAAGATGGCAGTAGCCGGATTACAGTCAAGGTATCAATCTGTAGAAGGAGCAGACCCCAAACTCGTTGCGGGACAATCTACGACTTCGACAGGCGGTACTTATAGTTCGTGGGCAGAAGTGACCGCAGCTATGAGGGACTCTCGATACGAGACGGATCCAGCATACCGTCAACAAGTTGCGAGCAAGTTAGAACGCAGCAACGTCCAATAGTCTCTTTGGCCTCCTTCGGGAGGCTTTTTTAATTCTATAAGTACAACAACACAACACTGACAATTACCTTTGACCCCTGCGGGGATAATCTCAGAGAACGGAGTTACGTGTTAAGTGACTGAAAGAATGCAAACATTAAACATTCATTTAAACATTTAACAAAAGGTAAATTATTATGTCTTGGAATTCAATTACCGATCCAACCGCAGCAGCGTCTCGTCTGGGTCAAAACAACAACTCTGGCGACACTCGCGCCAAATTCCTTAAGCAGTTCTCCGGCGAAGTACTGACTGCTTTTGAAGAAACTAACATCGCTATGCCACTTCACCGAGTGCGTACTATCTCCAACGGTAAATCAGCACAGTTCCCAACAATCGGAACTACTACTGCTGCTTACCACAATCCCGGTGAGACTATCCTTGGTGGCAAGGTTGAGTCTAGTGAAGTAACTGTAACCGTTGATGACTTGCTCGTAAGCTCCGCTTTCGTGCCTAACATCGACGAAGCAATGAACCACTACGACGTTCGCTCTATCTACAGCAAAGAGATGGGTAACGCTCTGGCTAACGCCGCTGACCGTAACATCTTCTCAACTGTCTATAAAGCTGCAACTGGTAATGGCGCAGGCGATCTGGAAACTCAGTGGGCACCTTCCGACTTCACCGCTTTCGGTGGAGCTAAAGGTAAGATCGACCTTAACGATACTTCTGCTGAAGGCACTACTTCTCCAGCTACTACTGCTCAACAGGTCGTAGACGGCATCATCAATGGTCTGATGCAGTTCGACAAGCACGATGTAGGTGGCGAGAAGTACTGTGTACTGAACCCAGAAACTTACTACCTGCTGCTTGGTGCTGACTCTACAGCTATCAACCGTGACACTGGCGGTAACGGTAGTGTAGCTACTGGTCAGGTTCCTACAGTTGGCGGCGTGAAGATCTTTATGTCTAACCACCTGCCAATCAACTCTCAGTCTACTCCTACACCTCTGTCAGGCGACTCTGGTCGTGACGGCGCATACACCTCTCGTGATGCTGACCTCAAAGGTCTGCTGTTCACTAAGGATGCTGCTGCTACTGTTAAGTTGCTCGATCTGGGCGTTGAATCTGAATATCAGATTGAGCGTCAGGGTACTCTGATGGTTGCTAAGTATGCTATGGGTCACAACGTACTGCGTAACAAATCAGCTATCGCTCTTATGGCGTAAGCTATCTAAAACTAGGGGCATCCTTCGGGGTGTCCCTTTTTTTCATTTTTCATTGAGGTAAATATGACAACTCCAACTACAACATTGGGTGCAGTTAACTCTATGCTCTCAACCATTGGCGAAGCTCCAGTGAATAACTTGAACTCCGGCCTCACGGACGCTGAGACTGCTGAAACCATTCTCAATGAAGTTTCAAGAAGTATACAAGCACAAGGCTGGAACTTTAACACCGAGCCTTCGCTAACCATTCAAGCCGACACTAACGGCGAAGTAGTATTACCACAAGAAGTTATCCGGGCTGACTTGAGTAACGTAAAGCACAGAAGCTCACAAAACGAGTACGTGCAGCGTGGTAACAAGATCTACGATAAAAGACAACATACATATAATATCGGTAAGCCCCTTACTCTTGATGTAGTCGTACTCCTAGAGTATGAACAAATGCCAGAGGTCGCACGTCGCTACGTGTCCGTACAAGCCTCTCGTGTTTTCCAAGAGCGAGTTGTAGGCAGCGACCGACTCTCGTCTTACAACAGAGCTGACGAGCAAGCCGCACTATTCGCCCTGCAAGAGCATGAAGGCGACAACGGCGACTATAACATATTCGACGATTACAGCACCGCAAGTGTGCTTGATCGCAACATTGGCACAAAGGTGATTAGCAATGGCTCTAGTTTCTAAAAGCATACCCAATCTCATCAATGGGATTTCGCAACAGCCTCCCGCTCTCCGTTTGGAGACTCAGGGGGAAGTACAAGAGAACGGCCTATCTGATGTGGTTGATGGCTTAAAGAAACGTCCACCAACTCAGTTTCTAAAGAGGCTGGTTAAAACTAATGGTGCGTGGAACCCGAGCACAAGCTCAAATACATCACTGGGCAACCTAACATATAACAATACATCGCCTCTTTCACAGAGCGAAATGGACGCCGCCTTTATTCATAGTTACAAGCGTAGTGAAGATGAGCAGTATACTGTTGTAATTCTTCCTAGCTCTCTCTACCCCGGCGGTTCTCCTATTATTCTTGTGTATGACATTGCTGGCAACCTGCGCTACGAGTCCAACAAGTCTAGCTGGCTTGCAAACGGTAATAACATTGCTTGGACTGACGAGGCTGGTGCCACACAATACACAAATTCAGATAACACCGCTTACTTACGATTAGCTTCAGCAGCTGATTTTACATCAACGTCCGTGGCAGATGCTACGTTCATTGTAAATAAAAATACAACTGTAGAGCTGTCAGATAGCCGCCTACCCCCAGCGATAGGCTCGTCTGCGTTAGTTTATCTTAAGTCCGTAAACTACGGTAGAGAATATAAGATAACGATATCCAGTAAAACTCCTAATAACACGGCAGCCCCAATTACGGCGACGGCTTCTACATTAGAGGCTACAACTAACCAAACCTCGGGTGTATCGAACAGTAATGAGCTTAAGGTTTCTTCTACTCTTTCTGACTTACGTTCAACTCTATTAACCAGCTCAACTGCTACGGGATCAGACGGCAATTATTCATCAACCCAAACTTTTGATACTGCTCTGACTCGAGATCATATTAACGGTGAGTTAGCCCTTCGTACACTAGAATTAAACAACGCTACTTACAACGCCGATCAAACCCGTTTAATTGTAACGGTAGGTGATGTCACCGTACCTTACAATGCTCAAGGCGTCGGCGGTTGGAAGTACGCAACTGACCACGCAACGTCTAAAGAAATAATTCTTCCTCCTGAATATGTGAGCAGTAGAGTAGTTCCTCCTCTCGAAGGCACTAATTCTGCGCAGCCAATTCAAGAGTTTAGTCGAGCTGCTGTTTCAGTTTATGAATTAGAAGCGGGTGTGGATAAAGATATCACTCTGCAACCTACCAGCTACACCCAAGAACCTTACTTTGTTATCAACTCAACCCCCGGCGGGCGTATTGAAGATTTTAATATTATCGCAACAGACGACGATGGTGGTATCAACCTTCGCGTTTTCAAAGACAATGCTAAATCTTTTACCGACTTGCCCAACCAATGTGTTGACGGTTATAAGTTAGGCGTCGTAGGTGATAACAACAAAAACGAAGATGACTTCCATGTTGTTTTTGAAGGCACAGGCGGCAGCGGCTACTGGAGAGAAACAGTACAGGGTGGTTTGCAAAACTATTACGACCTAACCACTATGCCCCACACGTTACGCCAAGGGGCTGACTTGCAGTTTGCTTTCGCTCAAGGTGAGTGGAATGAACGTAAGGCGGGCGATGATAACACAAACCCTGCACCAAGCTTTGTTGGCAGTAAGATTAATGACATCTTCTTCCACCGTAACCGCTTAGGTATTCTCTCAGATGAGAACGTAATCTTTAGTGAAGCTAGCAGCTACTTTAACTTCTGGCGCACCACGGTACGTACACTCTTGGACTCTGATCCAATCGACGTAGCCGTATCCCAGAACGAAGTATCAATGCTTCAGGCGGCTGTTCCTATTCAGGACAACCTGCTGCTATTCTCGGAGCTAAACCAGTTTACCCTGTCAGCCTCGCAGCTACTTACTCCCTCTGAAATTAGTATTGACCAGAGTACAAAGTATGAGTGCGACCTGACTGCCACCCCCGTGGGTGCAGGTAACAGTGTATTCTTTGCTACAAGAAGCGGCGACTTCGCAGGCGTGCGTGAGTTTTATATCGACGGCGACTCTGAACTTAAGAACGCCGTGTCGATTACAGCACACGTCCCTCAGTATCTTGAGGGTAACATTAGGAAGATGGCATCGTCCTCTAACGAAGACACGCTTGTCTGCCTGACGGAAACTAATAAGAAAGAGTGTTACGTCTACAAGTGGTATGACGCTAACAACGAACGATTACAAAGTTCGTGGTCTAAGTGGACATTCCAAGCAGAGATTGTTGACGTGTCCTTTAACAACGCAACGGCCTTCTTTACATTTAACGACGGTACGTTCCAGAAGATGCAGCTTAAAGAAAGCCCTGTTAAGATATCCTACACTGTAGGCTCTGAAACAGCGGACGTATTGCGTGTAGACGCCTTACTAGACTCAAGAGGATTCCTACAGCGACCTGCTGGTGTATCTTCATACACCGGAGGAGCTATATCTTCCTTGTATGTGCTGCTGGATAATGACACCGTGTTTACGGATCACCGGGGCGATATCATTGCTAAAGGAATGACTACCGCAGAGTTGAACAAAGTTGCAACATACTTGAACTCCTCCCACATTGAAAACGGAGTAACGGTTAACAACTACGCCTACGCCGGAAAGCCGTATACTTTTAAGTATCAGCTTTCGGAGCAGGTGTTCAAACCTGTTAAGGGTGACTCGACCGAGCTAGCCCGCTTCCAGATACGTAACATTAACTTTAACTACAACGATACGGCAACCTTTAAGGTAACTGTAGAAAACTTAGGGCGTGACCCGGTTGAAACTACATTTACTGGTCGTATCTTAGGGCAAGCGAATAACATCCTTGGTCTATCCCCTATTGTTGAATCAGGTGGATTTAAGATCGGCGTGCAGTCGCAAGCTAAGAACACTAACATAACCATAACAAACGATACGCACTTACCCTCAATATTCCAAAGTGTTGAGTGGGAAGGCTTCGTTAATCTAAGAAACCAGAGACTATAAATTATGCCACATCATTACAGACCAAGTACCTTTCAAGACTGCCGAGACATGGCTCCTTATATGCGTGAACAAGATGCTAAAGAAGTTATGGCAAGCAGTGGTGCTACTCCACTTAGGGCTTTGCAGGCTTCGTACAATGCATCTGCATCGACCGGGTGCTACACGATCATACACGAAGACGGTAGCATTGTGGGGATGTTTGGTGTGGCTGATTGTGGTCACTTTGCAAGTCCGTGGTTACTCGGCACAGATAAGCTAACAGAAACAAAAAGGGTAATGCTCCCTGTTGCAGATGAGTGGGTGGAGGGTCTACTTGACCAATACCCACTACTGCTAAATTATGTTGATGCCGAGAACACGGTATCCAAGAAGTGGCTTAAGTCACTAGGATTTAAGTTTATAAAACTAATAGAAGATTACGGAGTAGGAAAGAAACCTTTCTACCAATTTGTGAGGATAAAAGATGTGTGAACCAGTTTCTATTACGCTAGGCATAATGACTGCTGCCTCTGGTATTATGGGGGCGCAGGCGCAGAGCGACGCACAAGACGCTGCGTATGCAGAAAACGTGAGGGCATCTACACAAGCTAAAAGAGATGCAGACAGACAGATAAACTTACAAGAGGCGCAAGCACAAGAAGCGGCGGCTCAAGAACAACTTCAAAATGACCTTAAGACCCAGCAGCTTGTTTCCCGTGCTGTTGTTGCAGGCGGCGAGTCCGGGGCATTAGGTCAGAGCACCCTCGCAGCACAAGAGAATATCGTACGTCAGGGTCTTGAAGCAAACACTATGATTACACAAAACCTCGGCAGAGAAACAGCACAGCTAGGAGAGTCTCGGCTTGGTGCTAAGTCTAATTATACTTCTCGAATCAACTCTGTATCACAAGGTGCAGGTGTTGGTATTGGACAAGTTCTTGGTGCAGGCGTAGCCGGTATATCAACAGGATTATCAGCAGCAGGATCTATGAAAAGTCTTAAAGGCAATGCGCCCGGAGGAGATTAAAAGTGAGTAATAAATCATTAGCAGAAACAGTAAACTTCGGTGAGGCTGTACAAGCAAAAGGCTATGAGAAGAGAGCACAGCAGGTTGATACGTTTGTGCGCTCTGAAACGGCTGAACAGAAGCTAGCCCGCAGCGGTAAACTACAAACAGCAAAAGCCCTCGAGTCTCTAGCAAAACTAGGAACAGGCGTCCTTGATTACAAGGCACAGGAGAGGGAAAGAGAAGTTCAACTGCTTAAGGAAGACCTAGCTAATATTACAGCAACGGCTGTCGAAGAAGCACGTCAAGGTAACAAGCCTTACGACAACGACACCTTCAGGAACCTCCCAGTACGCTTTCAAATTAGAGTACGAAACCAAGTAGGTATTGCTGAGGGCACACGCGCCATCAACGCAGCAGCTGCTGGTATCACTGATGAGATGCGTCTTAACCCTGATGCACTCGCAGAGCACTTAAAAGCTCATTCAGCGTCCAACGAAATTATGACAGGAATGGACGCCCACCAGAAGCTCGGCTACGACACGGCGTGGAACGAAGGTTTAGATAAGATTAAGAACGACGTAGCAAAGGCTGAAGCAGCGGAAGGACAAAAGAAAGTTAACGATACAGTTGTCTTTGGAGCTGCAGAGATTATTAACAACGCCCAAGAAGTTCTAATCCAGAAGCAAGAGGAAACTGGGCAAATACCTACTGAAGCTGAGATGAAACTAGCAGCGGCGAGTACCTATACTCAACTCCAAACATACTTTGAGAAGGTTGCTGTTATCGAAGGTGTAGAAGTTCCTACTACAGTGCGTAAAGCATTGATACGAGATGAGATTATTGCCCAAGCAAAAGCAACAGGCAACCCTTACTTACTCGCACCAGAGAACATCCCTGTAGAGTATCAGGATGGTACAACGCTACGAGCGTTTGCCGATGCCCGTATAACAATTGCAGAAGCAAGAGAAGCAGAGACTCGACAAGCTCTGTCCGACGAGAACAGTAAATACTACCGGCAAGTGCGCGAAGCTAACGAAAAAGCGTACAACGGTACACTAACAAGAGCAAATGTTAGTAACTCCATTGAACTGGATGCAGTTATTGCAGCAGAGAAGCGCAACACTCTCGACCCTGTAGCGTCTACTAAGAACACCGCAGACTTTGAAGATCAAATAGAGATGTCTATTGCTGATCCACAGGGGCGGGGCGTGCTGCTCGACATTAACGGCGATCCTGTCTTAGTAAACAATAAAACTATACCGCTTAACAAACAGGCTCTCTCAGACTTTGTTGAGTACAACCCTAACTTTAACAACGCCGATGCGTCCAACTTGATTGAGAATATGGATGAGAACTTGGTAGGCTTTGATGTTACACAATACTTGAACGGCGAGCCTATGCAAAACGCTAACACTGTTATCCAAAACAGTCTCATACAAGTACCAAAGCCCAACCAAGGTCTATTTGAGACGGAGATGCAAGATTGGTACGCCGACGAGTATGAGACTAATTACTACCAAGCTAAAAAAGATAAAGGCTGGTCTACACCTCTTACTATGGGTGAGCGTAAAGAAGTCCGTAAGAAGACACACAGGGCTTTCTTACAAGAAATACAGAGCCGCATCGGAAGAGGTTTTGGTAAACAAGAAGTTGATCTCGACGGTAATACAGGCAGCACAACTACCGAGACCACGGTGGATAGTACAGCGGAGAGTACAGCGGAGAGTACAGTTGAACCCTCTGATGGCATAATACGTAATCAAGAGGCTTATGACGCTCTCGATGACGAGGCCAAATCTACATGGACTCAGATTAAGGATAATCCCTCTATGGTAGAGCAGTGGTACAATATGGGGATGCCAGTACCTGAGACAGAAGAAGTGCAGCAGGCCAACTACGACGAGGTTCGTGCAACTGTCGATATGACGGATGAGGAACTTGAAGAGATGATGTTCGGTGTTGCTAACTACGAGTACGGCGACGGTATTAGAAACCCCGCCGCTGGTGCGCGACTTGCCTTTAATAGGTTAGATCAAAAAACTAGAAA